GCTGATATTGCGTCAAATCCTAAACTCATAAATAATCCTTAAAAGGGGACAGTAGGTATGTGGTGGTGTACTGTCCCCATCTAAAGATTATATCATCGTTTAAACCAAGAAGGAAGACCTAAATGTAAACGCTTGTCGAACATATTATCCTTCGCTCCTGGTGTTTTACGATTGTTATAATGAAGAAATACTTGTACGCATTCCTTACCTTTAAATTTATTTCTCCAATGCTCGAGCTCACAACCAGAATAAACCAGCATATCTCCTGGTTTTAAATCTACTTTTATTCCTTTTGTATTGTCTGATACATATCCTTTACCTGGAACTGTCCCTCCTTTTTTAGGGTTTGGTTCTAAATAAATTGGCCAATCATCACCAGCAAGATTCATAGTAGTAGATATCTCACAACTAAATCTATCTTTGTGTCTTTTTAATATATCACCTTTTTTATATATTCTTGCATATGTATAAGCAGGATATAGTTTAAGTCCTGTTACTTCTTCCATTTTAGGTTGACATTTTAACATTAATGTTTCCATAGCTATATTAGAATACTGACTATAAGTATCTGGTATCTGTTCATCTCTGCCTTCATAATGACCTATGATATTTTCAAACGGTGAAAAATATCTTGCTTGTCTACAAGTATCATAAACTTGTTTTTGCATCATAAAATAATTTGCAACAAAAGCTGCTAGGTCTTTTGATATTGCTTGTTTAATTATTGTGTATTTATTTTTTTTAAATGACATTTTTTAAATTTATATTAAGATTTAATCTTACATTTTCATTTGTTTGATTAACACTTCTATGTTTTAAATGGCCAGGAAAAATTATTAAATTATTTTCTTCTGATTTAATTTTTTTACCATCTTCAAATTCTGTATATCCATTATTTGTATTTAATGAAAATAATGCAACTGTATGCTCTATATTACAATCAGTATGATACTCTGTTTTTATTTGTTTATCTTGTTTTGTGTATAAATTTAATTTTGCTCTGTGCAAATATTTAAAATTTAATTTTCCTAAAACTGGCATTAGTATTGTATTAAAATATTTATCACTTAATACTTTGTTGTTTTCAAAAATTAAATGATAAAATAAAAAATTAGATTTATCAGTTTCTTCTGATGTATAATCAGAATAAAACCAATGCATTTGTTTAATCTCTTTTTTAATATTTTGTAAAGTTTTTTGTTCTAAAAAATTTTTAAATATATTAAACATCTTTAGCCATTTCTTTCGGCACCGCTTGTATATTCCAATGTATAAATCTAAAAGGCTCAAGTCCAAAGTCTACACTAAACTCGTGTTCCAAAAACCCTGGAAATATAATTAATGTACCTGGTTTAGGTTTAAAATGTATAAGTTCTTCACCGCCCCATACACCTTTTCGATCTGGTTTCATTTTTAATTTAGTTGCACGTGCTCCAGTTCTTGGTTCGTGAAATACTGGCATCGATGTTTTGTCACTGCACTTTAAAAAGTAAAAACCCGATACGTGTTGATTCCAATGTATGTGTGCTGAATGATGACCACCACCTTTTTTAGCAAACTCTTGTACCCACATTTCACTAAACATAGTTGTGTATTGCTGCATATCAAAACCTTGGTGATCTAAATACTCCCAAGACTTTTGACCAATGTAATTTCTAAAGTCTAAAAAATCATTGTCATTTATAAGTGCTGTTGAATGATATGATCTTCCAAAGTCACCCCATTTTTTTATATGTGCTTTTTCTCTATTTCTTGCTTCTTTAATATATTTGTTAGAAGCTTTGTTTAAAGATTTTACAAACTCTGGTTTTTGTTCTGACCAAATCGTTGTGTTAAAGTAATTATTTATAAACATTATTTAAATGGTTTTCCTAAATGCCAAACAACAAGACTGTATCTTGTGCCAGCGGTTACGGGTTTAACTCTATGCCACACAAAACTAGGAAATACAATAATAGATCCTTTTGGTAATATTTCTTTACATTGTATTCTATGTTTTGATTCGTCTCTCATATGTGGATCGTAGTTTCTAAAATCAAATTCTAATTCACCACCTGTGTATTCTGAACCATCTGTTAACTGACAAGTCATAGATAATTTTCGAATTCTTCCGTGGTCAGGATCATTTTTATTTTCTCTATCATAAGGTTTATCCCAACTATCACAGTGCCAATCATAATATTGATTGTGTTTATATTTTGTAAACTGACACGATTCTGATCTTTCCCAATCAAAATTCCAACCAGCTCTTGCATTTGCTTCGTGAACGTATGGGTGTAGTTCTTTATATATCCAAGTATCATTAAGCCAAACTAAATCAGAATTTCTTTTTCTTTTTAAATCTTTTATTTCTTCTTTTTTTAATTTTCTGTCACCATAGCCGCCTGTTCTAGCCATTTCTTCTTTTTGTGAGTTAGCATAAGCTATAACATCGTCACAGAATCTAGGTGTTAATGCACTACTAAAATACCAATAATGGTTAGATATATTCATAAGTTATTGTTTGCACAAAATTTAAACTATCTTTTTGATTATTGGTTAAGTAATACATATTAGTTGATGGAAACATAATAAATTTATTATTAGTCAAAGGCATATCCCAAGATCTACCTTTACGTCTATTATCTTCAAAATGTATTCTAACCATACAGTCTTTAACTTTAACACCATATAATAATGTAAAGTCTGGTGAATTACGTAGATCTACTGGATCAATATTTAATAATGGTATTGTAGTTTCCGCAGGTTTATAAATATTACCCCACGTTTCTTTGTTAATTAAATTAATATTATACTCAATACCAATGTGGTCTCGCATATATGTATTCAACATATCGAATGTTCTTGAGAATGGAAAATCTTTGTTTTGAATTACTGATTGTAAAATGTCGCCTGATAATTTATCTCGGTCAATGTCCCAATCTTTAGGCATATCGACATCACCATAATATAGAGCTTGTTCTGTTAATACTTTCTTCTGCATACCACCACCATTTTTAATTTATGCTTTTGAATCTGTCAAGTCCCAAGATTGATTAGCTTCATTCCAGTCATAACCCCATCTGTGAGTGTCAGCTGTATTTTGTGATTCTTGTTCAGCTGTTAATGCTGGAGCATCACCTATTGGTGATTTCCAAGAAGCTGATTCATTGTGTTTTACCCAAGACGCATAAGGTTTTTTAGGCCAAAAGATTTGATCATCTTCATCCCAAGTATAACCAATACCTGCATAGTTCCCTCTAAAAGGTGTTCCGCCATCTTTATGTGTATTACGTGATGTATTGTATGAAGTTTGAATCCACATTTGTGCAGGCCAATTATTATGTGTTTCTAAATATTGTTGACCTACTGATTCATCTTCAACACCATCAGCGTTAAGCATATCAGAATTATTCAAAGTTAATACTTGAATAACTTTTCCGTTAGCTCCTAATTTTGCAAAATGTGCCATAATGTTTCTCCTTATATATTAATTTTAATTATCATTCAACTACTGAAATTTATACCTTATCATTACTACACCTGAACCGCCGTTAGCATTATCACCACCACCGCCTCCTCCAGTATTTGTAGTACCATTACCAGAGCTTCCGCCTCCGCCTGCTCCACCAGCACCTCCTGAACCACCTCCACCACCAGCAAAATATCTTAAAGCTCCATCTGGACCTGGAGTTCCAACACCTGGTGCTGGATTAATTCCTGTTCCTGCTCCTGCTCCACCAAATGCAGTAGTTCCTTCAGGTGGGCTGCAATAACCAGAACCACCAACTCCAGTTGCTCCACCTCCACCAGAACGTACAAATTGTGGACTAGTTGCTATTCCAGCAGGATTTCCTTGAGGAGGAGTTACTGGAGGTTGGTTACCTGTACCAGCAACCTTTGTAAAACCTGGTACACCACTTCCAACACCTCCACCTGAACCACCAGGATCACCATTGTATGCACTTGGATTTCCACCACCACTTGTTCCACCTCCTGCTGATGTAATTCCTAAAGCAGTTGAATTTACGCCAGGAGTACCTTTAACTGGATTACTATTGTGTCCGCCACCATTAGTTCCACCAGCTCCTATTGTGATTGGATAACCTTGTACTGAAACTGGTATAGACGAAACGCACGCACCTAAAGGAGATGACGTATAACCACATCCTGCAGATTCTCTAAAACCTCCTGCTCCACCACCACCTGCATAAGTAAATCCTGTTGAACCACCACCAGCTACTACCATATAATCTACTGAATTTGATCCATCAGCGTTTCCTACTGAACAAACAGTAAATGTGCCTGGTCCTGTAAATGTATGAACTTTATAATTTGTACATACTGTTGTAATTGTACCACCTGATGCTGTAATAAATTCTGGAAAGGCCACATCTGATGCCTGTGCTGAATCTGTAATAAGCCATCCTTTTGTAGCATCAACAAAAATTAAAGTTGCAGCTATGCCTTCTATTGTTAATTTAGCATCTTCAGCATTTCCCTGTATATTTGATCCATTTCTGCCTAACGTTACATTATTTGTATCGAATGTATTTGCATAATCTTTTATTGCTACGACTGCTCCAGCACTTGGTGATGATGGCAGTGTAACCGTAATTGTTCCACTTGTTGTATTTACAAAATATCCTTCACCTGCAACTGCTGTAAAGTCTCCTGTTTTAACTGTTGTGCTCCAAGAAACAGCACCTGTTGGTCCAAAGTTTGTCGCCGTTCCTTGGTTATTAATTGTTGCACCACTAGGAATTGTGAACGTATCACCACTATCACCTAGGGTTACTGTTGTGCCTGATCTTGGACTAATTTTATTTACTTTTATTTCACTCATAATTTACCTATTGAAATTTATATCTTAATATTACTACTCCTGAACCACCTAATGCGTTACCACCACCTCCACCGCCGGTGTTTGCTGTTCCTGCCACTCCAGAAGCGCCACCACCACCTGCACCACCTGGTGCTGGACTAGCATTATTTTCACCACCTCCACCACCTGCTCTTGTTGTTGGAGTTCCATTAATTGAAGAAGTTGCGCCACCGCCGCCTGCACCCGTTGCAGCAGAACCACTTCCTGCACTACCAGCAATAATTGCGCCACCACCGCCACCTCCGCCGAATCCAGGACCTGAAAGATTTCCAGCACCACCGTTAGTTCCTTGAACTGGATTAACAGGAGGTTGATTTCCACTTCCAGCAGAACCGCCTCCATTTGATCCACCGCCTCCGGAACCACCTGGATTTCCATTTTCAGATGGAGTTGGTTGTTGACCAGCACCGTAACCACCACCTGCTGATGTTATACTTGAAAAAGTTGAAAGTCCACCATTTGCGAGATTAGCACCACCAGCTCCTACAGTAATAGGAAAAGCTGTTGCTGTAACTGTTAAAGCCACTGCAGGAGCAGCTCCTCTAGGAGATACTGAATAACATCCTGTTGCACTTCCAGGAGATTCTCTATAACCTCCAGCTCCACCACCTCCAGCATTAGGAGCTGATGCTTGACCAGAACCACCACCTGCTATTACTAAATAATCTACTTTGTTTCTGGTAGCACAAACATCTGATGTTGCTGCTACACAAAAAGTTCCTGGACCTGTAAATGTATGAATTTTAAAATCTCCAGATGTTGTTATTGTTCCACCTGTTGCTGACATAAATTCAACTTGTCCTGTTTCTGTATCTTCTGCGTTTTGAACATTGACCCAACCTTTTGTTGCATCTACATAGACAAAAGTTGCAGCCTGACCATTTACATTTAATTTTGCATCTTGTGCAACTCCACCAATTTTTTCTGAACCATTTGGACTGATAGTTAAATTGTATGTTGCAAAATTTCTTGCATAATCAGAAAAAGCAACAATGGCTCCTGCTGATCCTGCGGGTAAGTTTGCTGTGATTGCACTACCTGAATTTATAAAATATCCTTCACCATCTGCAGCAGTAAAAGTTGCTGTTTTTGGAGTTGTTTGCCAATTGACTGAACCTGATCTACCAAAACCTGATTGTGATGCACCTGATGCTAAATTAATTGTATCACCACTTGCTCCAAGTGTAATTGTCGTACCACATTTGTTGATGATGTTTGAATCATCTGAAACTTTATTTATATTATCTACTTTAATTTTACTTGTCATAATTATTGAAATTTGTACCTTATTATTACTATACCTGATCCACCATTTCCTGCAGATGGATTGCTAAAAGCACCTCCTCCACCACCACCTGTGTTTGTTGTTCCTGATGTTCCTGATGATGATGAACCACCGTCTCCTCCTCCACCTGGACCTCCAGAACCATTACCTGTACCGCCACCACCTGCTCTTGTTGTTGGAGTTCCATTAATACTTGAAGTTGTACCTGCTCCACCATCTCCACCACCTGTGTTTCCTGGGCTACCTTGTTGACCTACTGCTCCGGCTCCACCTGCGCCACCGCCACCTTGATCGGGTCCACCTGGGACATTAGGACAACTCAATCCTCCACTATTTCCTTGAGGAGGACTAACTGGAGGGGTATTACCTGTACCACCAGCAATATTATAAGATCCACCACCTCCGCCACCACCTGAACCACCTGGTCCTCCTACTCTACAAGAAGGATTTGCATTTCCAAAACCACCACCTGTTGATGTAATTGTTGTAGTTCCTGCAAAAACAGAATCAGAACCTTTATTACCTGGACTATTAGCACCACCATTTGATCCTCCACCTCCGACTGTAACTGGATAACCGGTTGCTGTAACTGGTAAAGCAGCTGCGGGTGAAGCTCCTAAAGGAGACGCTGGATAACTTGAAGCTACTCCTGGAGATTCTCTATAACCTCCAGCACCACCTCCAGATCCATTATTACTAGAAGGATTAAAAGCTCCTCCACCTCCCCCACCTGCTACTACCATATAATCTATTGTATTTGAACCTAATGCATTACCTGCACAAGAAACTGTAAATGTTCCTGGCCCTGTAAATGTATGAACTTTATAATTTGTACAGACAGTTGTAACTGTTCCGCCCGTTGCTGCTATAAATGCTGGAGCTTGACCTGCAGAAGTATCTGTTGATTCATTTATTACTAACCAACCTTGCGTTCCATCTACATAAACAAAAGTTAATGCAGTACCATTTGTAGAAACTGTTAAATCAGCAGCTGATGCACCACCAATTTTAGAACCATTTCTACCAACTGTTAAATTATTTGTTGCAAAAGTATAAAGATAGTCTTTAACACTAACTATATTACCTGCACTTGGAGAAGCAGGTAAATTCATTGTAACAGCTCCACCTGTAGTATTAACAAAATAACCTTCGCCATTTGCTGCTGTAAATGTAGCTGTTTTAATACTTCCTGTTTGCCAATCAACAGTTCCAGTTCTACCGAATCCTGTTTGAGAAGCACCACTAGCTAAATTAATTGTATCACCTGAAGCACCAAGTGTAATTGAAGTTCCACTTTGATTAATTATATTACCACCATCAGATGCTTTGTAATCATTTGAACGAATATCATTTCCTTCAATTTTTACATTTTTACCTGACGATCCTACGGTGATTGTACTACCGCATTGTGCATCAACTGTGTTTACTTCTATCTTTGACATTATACTATTACTAAAGTCCCTGTTACTGTTATTGTACCAGGTATAGTAATAGGTCCTGCAAGAACTCCGTTCTCAACAGTTTGAGTACCATCCATAGTAGCTGCTTGATTTTTTATAAA